TTAAAGCACATTCTGTATCTAAAGGACCATCTACATCTCTGGAATGAAATGGGTATATTTCTATATCAGGAAAGTGTGTTGCAATTAAATAAGTTAATGAAGAAGAGTCTAATCCACCTGATAGACTAACGACTACTTTCTTCGGTGTTTCAGGAAATATCTCTTTAGAAAAAAGATCAATAGTTTGATTACCGTATGTTAGTTTCATTTTTTGCCTTTCTGTAGTAACTTTCAAGTTCAGGATATAATTCAAATAATTTATAGTTATTATGATTACGATCTAATGCCTGACAATATTCAATTGTTTTAATAAATTCTTCTTTATCTTGTTCTTTCTCTAATGATTTTACAATGTTAGGATAGTCTTTGTATTTTGGTATTAAATTTTGTTTAATCTCATATGGTAAATTTTTAACTTGTAATATTTGAGGAAATTGTATAATATAATAAGTATGATCTATACCTAACTCTTTTAAAAATTCTTGTAGTTTCCATATATGCAAAACACTTAAAAAAGATACTACACTATGAACATTCACTCTACAATCTTTTCTTGCTTTCATAACTTTCATATTATTAATTAGTTGTGGCCAATCAGACTTCTTTCTAATATAATCATTATACTTACCATAACTATCAATACTTATTTTCATAATAAACTCTTTAAATTTACCAAAATAATTTCTGAAGTCATAACCTTCCATTTTAAATACTGATAGATTTGTTTTGTATATTAAACCAATACCATCTGAATAACCAGTTTGTACTAACTTGTCTAGTAGTTTATAATGATTTTTCATAACTAATGGTTCGCCACCGATTAGTTTTATTGATTTAGTATATTTCGCAACTGAAGCCACATCATCTAAATATTGTTCGTCATCATGTTTTAATGTATTCATTCTTTCACCATCTTTAGGGTCTAAATCAGGATCAAAAACTTTACCTGTGTTTTTAAATACTTTGTTAAGAGATATAGTTCTTGTGTTAGCACTTCTAGGATGACACATATAACAATCTAAATTACATGCATTACCAAACATCTTCATTTTAATATCTAACAATCTTTCATCTAAATCAATCTTGCCTTCTTTTTGAAACTTCAATACTGCTCTTAATAACTCTGGTACCTTGTTATCAAATGTACCTGCTAGTACTTGTTCAACATACTTTTGTCTATCTGAACGACCATATAACTTTTCGTGTTTTCTACAACCTGTACAATGTTCATCAAAAAACTTACCATCGTAATCTTCTTTGAGCATTTCTTCTCTTAATCTATTTTGATAATCTGAAGTATACCATTCTCGTATAGTTGTATCTTCCATATTGTGACCTGTCTTTGCCAATGCGTCATAACAAGGTGCATATCTGCCACTTAAACTAGAGAAGATATGGGTCCAAGGCAGAGGACACCACCATATCTTTTTATCTTTTAGTTTCTGTTCAAATTCTTCTTTCGTCATGGTATTCTTTCAATTCAGGAAACACATCAAACAAATGTGATTCCCATTTAGTTCCTTTATATGCCTTGTCTTGTTGTAACATATAGTTCAACGTGTCCTGAAAATCATTGTCAGGTTCTTCTGGCATTCTTAATGCAGCTTGTATGTCAGGCCATCCCTTATATTTAGGTATAAGTTTATCTTTTAGTTTTTTAGGTAAGTTATTTACTCTTAATGATTTAGGTCTTTCAATCATCAACCAACCAGCACTTCTAATACCTGGATTTTCACTACAAAATTTAATTACTTCATCAAAACGTAATACACTAAAACAAGTAATAACAGAATTAACATCAACAAATGCTTTACCTTTGTACTTATCAGAAGCAAGTAAATCAATATTGTCCTCTATCTCCGACCATATTGATCTTCTTCTTAAATATTCTGCATACTTACCTACACCATCAATAGAGGCAGTAAATGATGTTTGTTTAAAATGAGGCACAAACTTTAAAAACTTATGATCACCTTCACCTAATTTTGTAAGATTAGTTTGAAACTTAACCGTTATATGTTCAGCATGACCTGTCTTTAATATTTCATTTAGAAAGTCAAAATACTTTTTCATAATCAATGGCTCACCACCTATAATCTTTATACTATTAAGATATGGTGCAAGTTCTTTAATTTGTTCTACAACAGATTTCTTATCTATCTTGTTTAGATTATCTTCAACCAGTTTAATCTTTCTTTGTGTTTTTTCCATAGGCCCAAACATCTTTTCACTATAAACATTATGTTTGTTCATCATATCAATACGCATAGATGAGCTGTCATGGTTACACATATGACAATCTAAATTACACTCTATACCAAAAGATTTTAATTGTATTTGCATTATTCTTTCATCAAAGTCCCATACACCTGACTTCTCAAACATTCTAACACTTCTTTCAATTCTATCCCAACGATCTTTACTATTTGACTCACGCCACATATGGTGAGTTCTACGAGATTTACCATATCTCTTTTCATCACTAATACATCTACTACAATTCTTTTCTATAACATCTGTGCCTTTACTAGGGTCTAACATCTGTTGTCTTAACTTGTTTAGATTATCACTTTGCATCCAATCTTTGATTGTTGTTGTTGCAATATGATGACCTGGTTTATCTGCAAGACAACAGGCCTTATATGAACCATCTAGTTCAATAAACATTTCAGCAAAAGGATGAACACAAAACCAACTATCTTTTGATTTTGCTCTATTCATTATAGATTTAGGATCTTCTTTACGATCTAAGCCTTTGTCTGATAATGTATTAAACCAATCAGAGGTATCTACATTGCCAGGCGTGCTGTTTGTGACAGCTGCCATCTTTTTATCTTTAAATATCTTTTCCATTTCTAGGTCCTAAATAGTGAATAATTTTTATCTTTTCATGTGGGTCGCCTAATATCATATAATCTGTATCAAACTTTTTAGAATACATTTTGTTTAGTTCTATATTTTGTCTATCTTCATTTGTGTATTTTACAACCCATTCACCAGGTAAATACTTTATATTTGCTTTGTGTTCATCTAGTTTCCAATAAACATAGTTTTGTTCGCCATAGTATTTGTAATGAACATCGCCTTTGTTATAATAATGTAATTGCCAGTATTCTGGATTTAATGAGAAGTCGTCCCATATATAATTAAAACTACCTGACTTAAACTTATAAAAACCACCATTGATAGGTATTATAACTCTATCAGCAAATTTATTTGTTTTAACATTCCACCAACTATCATATGTAAGTAACTCTCCTTCTTCTACAGGATAGTTTAGTATCTCATCAACGTTACCTACAATTTGTTGATCAATATCCATTATAATAATATCATCGCCAGGATTTTGATATGCAAATTGAGGACTAAAGTATTTTAATTTGTGCCAGTGTTTCTTAATATTACTATGATGATTATAAGGTAATACTACATCTGCCTCAACGTCTGTATCACTTAAACAGATAAACTCAAAAGGCACACTACTATGTTTCTTTAATGATCTATATAATTTTGATACGTGTTCAGGTTTATATAAACCTTGATGATACACGGTGCATATTTTAAGCATTATTGTATGCTCTCCAAACAACGTCAAATTTTTTATTGATAGCATGACATAGTACAACTGATTTAGGTACAAAACCTTGGTCAGAAAAGAAGTAATGCCATTTTTGATTTAACCATTGTATTGGTACATCATTTTCTGCTATCTTAACTGCAAACAATGTTTCGTTATCCCAACCAAAAAAGTCTGTAATCTTTTTAGGATACATATCATGGCCTTTAGTTAATCTGCTCATTTCTGTCATATCAGAATCAAAGTTATCAAAGTATTTTAGTTTTTGTATGTACTCTTTACTTGCACCAACAATACCTGTATTGACTACATTATGTTTAGGATTTAATCCTCTATCTAACAACATTGCTTGAGCGTTATAATATTTTGCTGTAGGACTACGAATAGTTTGTGATCTTTCAGTTACAGCATCCATAGGAATAACTTTGTGTGTATTATGTTGTATTGCAATACCTTTTGATAAGTCCCATGCCTCAAAAAAATTATCATCATGCATAGGTACAACATCAAAATCTAAATAAAGTATTTCATCATATTGTTCAGCAAGTTTGTAAAACAAATGTATCTTATAAAAATTTACTACATTGTATGCTGTAATGTATGGATATTTTCTTTGCATATTTTCTTTGTATAAGATAAAATCTATATCATACTCAAACATTTTAAAATCTACGCCTAATTGTTTTGCATACCATCTTTTACATGCTACTAACTTTGTATAGTTTTCTTTAAAGGCATCCTTTGTGACGTAATTGATAGGCACAGATTTATTTGGTATTAATATATTCTTATCAAATATATCAAGTTCATCTTTTGGTATATCAATGTAAAAACTATATATTACTCTTTTCATATTTTGCCTACTAACAAATATCTACTACCTCTTTCATCTGTAACTTCATTTTCAGATAAAACTTTTGATGTATCAGGTAGTTGTTTCTTAAATTCTTCTATATTATTAACACAATTAATATGACCTTCTATACCAAACATATTGTTTGAAGTAAATGCAAAATATGGATTGTTTCTTCTTAATATCCATTCCCATAAAGGCCATTCTTTCATAGGTGCCATATGCTCACAAGACGTGTTTATAAAAAGATTAGCAGTTTTATATTGATTTAGTTTATTAAACTCAAATACATCTTGTATCCTAAATTCTACATTTTTATAATGATTGAATAATCTATTACTAGCAATATTAATTACTTCTTTGTCTATATCAATTAAAGTAATCTTCTTAACGTCTTTAAACATTGGTATCAATATACTACCATACCACCCACCAAATATTACTATTTCAGTTTCAGAATTAATATCAACATAATTGTGTATCATATCTACTAATTTCTGTTTTGATTTAAATTGATTAGGGCTAAACGAGTCTAAAAGGTCAGTATTGTTTCTGGCCTCTGCCATAATGTTTTTAAATAATTGTAAGTCTATAATTTCCACTCGTCTTTATCCTCTGGTGTATTAAAATCATATAAACCATATGCCCAATATTTTTCTCTACAAGGCCAACATACTTTACAAGGTTCTGCACCTGGGTTATTATATTTTCTTCTAAAGTCTTTAGCATATACATCATACATAAAGATTTCTGTTTCGCAAGTTTCAGTCACAGGAAATAAAGTCTTATCTAAACCAAGTGATCTTACCCAATCTGCAACTTGTTTTTTATTCATATTACGAAAAGGCTTAAACTCATATCTCTTATGACCGTAATAAAATTTATCTGTTACGGTCCATAACTTGTCTTTTTTAACGTTTCTATCATGTGGAAACTTACGCCATTCACCTGTAATTATTTTAGGTTGTTCTTCTACAGGTGGGTTTAGAGTTTCACCTGAAAAATAGATATTTAAGTTTATACCTAATCTGTTATACTTGTCCCATAGTTTTCTAAACCATTCTCTTTGAAAAGTATCTTTAGGATTGTATTTTATTCCTTTTGTTTCCCAATCTTCAATTTGTTTTGCTGTCTTCTTAAAGTTAGATGTGTCAAAAAATGCAATATCAGAATACAAAAGATTTTCATTTTCAGGTTTTAATATTCTTAATGCTGAAAGAACATTACTTACAGCATCCATAGCTGCAGGTCTTAACTTGTTATACAATGTAATAGGTAATATTTTCTTATTAGGGTACTTACTCATTGTAAGAAAACATAAGAACGCTGAGTCTATACCACCACTCAACCTCATTCCTATTATATCTTGTTTAGATATTATTTCATCAATATCTGGTGTAAATACTTGATCTAGTATTTTGTTTAGTTTATCTATATCCATTTTACAACTTCCTCCATTTCAGGTTTTATATCCTCACCTTTCTTTGCTTTATTTTTTAACCATTGATGTCTATAAAATTTAGCATATCCCATAGACATATTAAGAAATACTTTTGCGTGTTTGTTTTCTTTATCATACCATAAAAATGGCATATGTTCCCATGCGTTTCTTTGACCAGGAAAACAATGATTGTATGAAATATCTATTCCATGTTCAATACATATCCCAGCAAGATGAGCTGCAAATAATCCACATTCAAAACTAGTTGTTCTTGCCAATTCAAGCACTTCTTTTATTTCACATTGTTCAGCATAATGTCCTTCTTCTTCAATCATTCTCTCCATGTATTTGTTTGGTTTACAAATTCTAGCGCTAAATATTAATAGGTGTGAATTGTATCTTACATGATTATATGCCTTATTGATTGCAAATTCGTATTTTGCTAAATTACCACGCTGTGTTGTATATTCAACACCATCGCCATCTTTTCTTTCAAATCTATCTTCTTCTATTCTTTTATGATTAAAGGCACACATTTTCCACACCTCATCTTTTATATCTTGTTGATTAGGTCCTATTACACTTACTTGATAAGGCATAAAGTTATTTTTTGAAGGTGTGATTTTCCATGCCTTGTATAATAACTCATTTACAAGTTCATCTGGAATGTTTTTCTTTTCATATTCAAAGACATGATGTCTTTTTTCGTATGTATCAACTATACCCATTCTATAACCTCATCTGGTTCAGGTTTTAAATCTAAATGACCAATACCTTTTTTTACATCTTTTAACCATTGGTATCTATAATATTCACCATATCCTAATGACATATTTGCAAATACCATTGCGTGTCTTTGTTTTTTATCATACCATAAGTATGGCATATTGTCCCACGCTTCTCTTTCTCCAGGAAAACAAAGGTTGTATGAAACATCTATACCTTGTTCAATACATAAGCCAGTTAGATTGGCTGCAAATAAACTTGCTTGAAAACTAGCAGAAACTCTTAAATTTCTTACCTCACTTATCTCACATTCTTCAGCATAGTGACCTTCTTTTTTTACCACGTGTTGCATGTATCCGTTTAACTTACAGGTTCTAGCAGCAAAAATTAGTAAGTGTGAATTATATTTTACATGATTATATGCACGATTAGTTTTAAAAGTATATTCTTCTGGTTTGTCAGCATAAGGATTTACTGAAAGATTCTCTCTAGGTAGTTTTGCTCCTGCAGCCTCAGCACGTTTATGATTAAACTGACACTTTTTCCACATCTTACTTTTTTCTCTTTGTTTATTAGGGCCTAATACAAATACTTTGTAAGGCATGAAGTTATGTTTAGATGGCGATATTTTCCACGCCTTCCATAACAACTCTCTTACTAACTCGTCTGGTATATTTTTTTTCTGATATTGATAGACGTGATGTCTTTTTTCCATTGTATCAAATATGCTCATTTTGTTATCACCTTATCGTTAATTACTAATATATCTAATTCTGTTCTCTTAAAGGTATTTATAGCGTGTTTAGGACTCTCTACTATAGGTTCTCTACAATTAAAACTAGTATTCAATAACATTGGTATACCTGTTATTTTATAAAACTCATTGATGATATTGTAAAACTTTTCATTAAATTTTTTATTGACCGTTTGTATTCTTGCTGTATTATCAACGTGAGTAATACCTGGCACTTTGTCTGATTTAACTTTACATATTCTACTCATATAAGGACTAGGTAATCTTGTATCAAAGTATTCTTTGTAGTGTTCTTCTAATACAGCAGGTGCAAATGGTCTAAAGTCTTCTCTCATTTTTATTGTATGATTGATAATATCTTTTATATCAGGATTACGTGGGTCTGCAAGTATTGATCTATTACCTAATGCACGATTACCACTTTCTGATTTGCCTTGAAACCACCCGACTATCTTACCATCAGCAATTTCTTGTGCAATTTTTTTATAGTCAGCCTTTTCATATTTGTAAGGCCACACGTCCTCTAAATTATCATATTCTATACCAGCAAATGTTTCTGTTTTATGTACATTATAATTTATCGTATAATCAGCGTGTTGATAAACACCTAGTGCTTGTCCTTCATCACCTACAGCAGGTGGTACAAATACATTCTCGTAATGTTTTGTAAATTCTTCATTCATATAACCATTGTAAGCAACACCACCTGCAATACATAAGTTATCGCAACTCTTTAACGGATAGACAAACTCTTTTATTTTATCTATTGTAAATTTTTGTAGTGTATGTGCTAGATCATCTATGTTATCTAACTTAATATGTTGAAAATGTTTTTGTTTCTTTTCAGTAATAGAACCTGATAAGATAGTTTCAAATATATTATAATAGTATTCACTATATTTACCATACCCAACTTTACCCATTAACTTACTAGCACCTAGTGTACCAAAACCTGTTAAGTTAGACATATGATTCCATAACCAACCAATAGGTAGTTTATCTGACAAATCTATTAAGTTTTGGTCTTTGTCAAAGAATACACATCTATATTTTGATCCTATACCATCAATCGCTAGTATATCTGATTGTTCAAAATTAGAGTTTAAAAAAGCATATGTGGCATGTGATTGATGATGGTCTATATAATATATTCCGTCTTTG